TTATCATAATAAATAAATAACAATTAAATTTAATCAAATGGAAGTAGTAAAACAAATTACAAAAGAACAATTAGAAACAATTACAAATCAACAAAAAGATTTATCAACATTATTAACAAATATTGGTTTAGTGGAATCACAAAAACATGGGTTCCTACACCAGTTGAGAGATCTTAATGAAGCCATCGAAACATTTAAAATGGAATTGCAATCACAATATGGGGCAATAAACATTAATTTAGAAGATGGTTCATACACTGAAATAAAGGAAGAAAAGCAGGAATAATGAAAGTTGTTATTAGAAAAATTAGTATAGGTACTGATTATAAAAATGAAGCAATGCATTATTCAGTTGGACAACAGGTATACGGGGGTCATGAGATCGCCTGTATACTTGAGAACAACGACAGTTCCTGTATGATTTATATAAAAAAATCTGATGAGGTAATGCCGTGGAAAAAGTTTAATTCTAATATGGCAATTGCTCTTGAATATGATTTAGAATATTAATGAGAAGTGTATTTGATTTTATTGTAAAACCTGTTGGAGCAAGATACGAAAACAAAGTAAATATTGATGGTAAAGAATTAATTATAAATACCAAAATAGAAAGTTTTAAATCTGTAAATAATCTAGCAGAAGTTGTTGAGGTGCCATTGGCATATAACACTATAATTGAAAAAGGTGATTTAATTATAATACATCATAATGTATTTAGAAGATTCTATGATATAAGAGGCAACCAAAAAAATAGTAGATCGTATTTTCAAGATGATCTGTATTTTGTAGGAGTTGATCAAATCTACTTATACAAAAAAGGTAAAGATGAATGGAAATCTTTTGGAGATAGATGTTTTATAAAACCGTTAAAAAATACATCGCATTTAAGCCACGAAAAAGAACGCAAGCTTATTGGAGTATTAAAATACGGTAACGACTCTTTAAACGCGCTTAGAATAAACGAGGGGGACCTTGTTGGTTATACCCCTAATGGAGAATTTGAGTTTATTGTTGACGGGCAAAGACTCTATTGTATGAAATCTAATGATATTGTAATTAAATATGAATATAAAGGAGACGAAGCAGAACATAATCCACGCTGGGCACAAAGCAGTGTTGGAATTAATTAAAGTTGCTGAAGAAGCGATTTTAGATAATGGCGAAGATGATTTAGCTGCAGATAAATTAAAAAATGCAGCTGCTACAAAAAAGCTAGCAATATTTGATGCTTTTGAAATATTAAGTAGAATACAAGAAGAAGAAAGAATATTACTAGAAGATAGTAAAGAGGTTGAAGTTAAAGTGTTTAAAGGATTTGCAGAAGGGAGATCTAAGTAATGTACGAACAAACACTTTACAAAGTAATACCGGATTATGTTAAATCTAGTGTTATAAAACAAAACAACCGACTTAATAAATGGAAGTATGGATATAATAAAGACCATGATATGGTTGTTATTAGTAAGACTGGAAAGATTGGTGAAATATATGAAATCCAAAATCTAAAAATAGCATTACCATTAATAGAGTCAACTTATTCTAGATCAAAGAATAAAGAAGAACAATACTGGGAACAAATGGAATTCCCAAAAGAATTAAGCAAAATTAAAAGTACCTTTGATTGGGCAAAACAAACAGAGGCGTTTAAAGATCGTTGGTACGATTATATAGACAACGAATTTAAATATAGAGAAGAAGGTTTCTCATTTTACAATAATGGAAAACCAACTTACATAACAGGTACACACTATATGTACTTGCAATGGAGCAAGATAGATGTTGGAGCGCCTGATTTTAGAGAATCAAATAGATTGTTTTTTATATTTTGGGAAGCTTGTAAAGCAGATCCAAGATGTTACGGAATGTGTTATTTAAAGAACAGACGTTCCGGGTTTTCATTTATGTCTTCTGCTGAATTGGTTAATCAAGCAACTATATCTAGTGATTCTAGATTTGGTATATTATCAAAATCTGGAGCTGATGCCAAAACAATGTTTACCGACAAGGTCGTACCAATCTCCATTAATTATCCTTTCTTCTTTAAACCAATACAAGACGGTATGGATCGTCCTAAAACAGAATTGGCGTATAGAGTTCCTGCTTCTAAATTTACAAGAAGAAAATTAGATGCAAATGAAAATGTTCAAGAGTTAGATGGATTAGATACTACAATTGACTGGAAAAATACAGGAGACAATAGTTATGACGGAGAGAAACTAAAGCTTCTTGTACATGATGAAAGCGGTAAATGGTTAAAACCTGATAATATATTAAACAACTGGAGGGTTACAAAAACCTGTTTACGTTTGGGTAGTAGAATTATTGGTAAGTGTATGATGGGATCAACATCAAACGCTTTAGACAAAGGGGGAGACAACTTTAAAAAATTATATTATGATTCAGACGTCACGAAAAGAAACCGCAATGGACAGACTAGCTCAGGATTATATAGTTTGTTCATACCTATGGAATGGTCGTACGAAGGATTCATTGATACTCATGGCCTACCTGTATTCGACACTCCAAAAAAAGCCGTAGCAGGAATAGACGGAAATGAAATAGATTACGGGGTTATTGAGCATTGGCAAAATGAAGTTGATGGTTTAAAGAACGATTCTGACGCATTAAATGAATATTACCGCCAATTTCCTAGAACAGAACAACATGCCTTTAGAGACGAAACAAAACAATCTTTATTTAATCTTACAAAAATCTACGAACAGATTGATTACAACGAAGATTTAAGAAACACGGCAGTATTAACCCAAGGAAGTTTTCAATGGGAAAATGGAATACCAGATACACGTGTAATATTCTATCCAAATAAGGATGGAAGATTTTTAGTTTCTTGGATTCCACCTATACATTTGCAAAACCGCGTAATAATAAAGAATGGGACGAAATACCCTGGCAATGAAGATTGCGGCGCTTTTGGCTGTGACCCTTATGATATATCGGGTACTGTGGATGGTAAAGGATCTAATGGAGCATTGAGTGGACTAACTAAATTTTCTATGGAAGATGTTCCGCCAAATACATTCTTTTTAGAATATATCGCAAGACCTCAAACAGCTGAGATATTTTTTGAAGATGTTCTTATGGCTTGCGTGTTTTATGGAATGCCGATATTAGCTGAGAATAATAAACCTAGATTACTATTCCATTTTAAAAGAAGAGGTTATAGAGGATTCTCAATGAATCGTCCTGATAAAGTTTGGAATAAATTATCTATAACAGAAAAAGAAATTGGCGGAATACCAAACTCAAGTGAAGATATAAAACAAGCTCATGCCGCGGCCATAGAATCATATATAGAAGACCATATAGGTATTTCAGAAAATGGTTATGGAAATATGTACTTTAATAGAACATTAAACGACTGGGCTAGATTCAATATAAATGACAGAACAAAATATGACGCTGCTATTAGTTCAGGGTTAGCAATAATGGCTTGTAACCGAAATAGATACGTCCCAACAAATCCAATAATTAGACAAAACTATAATTTAGGTATTAAGAAATACGATAATACAGGTTCTTTATCAAAAATACACAAATAGATGAATATATACACAAATACAAATAGTGCATTTCCAAGCCAGGTAGTACCTGATTCGGTAAAAGCATCTGAAGAATACGGACTACAAGTATCACGTGCTATTGAACAAGAATGGTTTGATCAAGGGAGAACAACTCAGAATAGGTATTTAACTAATTGGAATAACTTTCATCAGTTAAGATTATATGCAAGAGGAGAACAATCTGTACAAAAATATAAAGACGAGTTAGCAACAAATGGGGATGTTTCTTATTTAAATTTAGATTGGAAACCAGTTCCTGTAATATCAAAATTTGTTGATATTGTTGTTAATGGAATGTCACAAAAAGGGTATGACATTAAAGCTTATGCGCAAGATCCTGAATCAATAAAACAAAAAACAAATTACGCTCAAGCAATTTTGCGTGATATGTATTCTCAAGATCTTATTAATAAAGCAAATGCTTTAACTGGAGCTGACTTTGCTAATTCGCCATTAGGTAAAGAAGATTTGCCTGAAACAAAAGAAGAATTAGAATTGCACATGCAACTTAACTATAAGCAATCAGTTGAGATTGCGGAAGAAGAAGCAATTAGTAATGTACTTGCTCAAAACAAATGGGATTTAGTAAGAAGAAGACTTAATTATGATTTAACTGTATTAGGTATTGCTTGTGTTAAAACAAACTTTAATGTAAGTGAAGGAATTAAAACAGAATACGTAGATCCTGCTTATTTAGTTTATTCCTATACAGAAGATCCTAACTTTGAAGACATATATTATGTTGGAGAAGTAAAAGCAGTAACTATCCCTGAATTAAAAATGCAATTTCCTGATATATCAGAAGAAGAATTGTATAGAATTCAACAAATGCCAGGTAATAGACAATATATTACTGGATGGGGTAATTACGATGAAAACACAGTTCAGGTTTTATATTTTGAATATAAGACTTATATGAATCAAGTGTACAAAATAAAATACAACGAAAATGGAATGGAAAAAGTTATCGAGAAAACAGATGACTTTAACCCACCAATGAATGATAAATTTGATCGTGTAGCCAGAACAATAGAGGTATTATATACCGGAGCTAAAGTTCTTGGAACGAACACAATGTTAGAGTGGAAGTTATCTGAAAACATGTCTCGTCCATATTCTAATATGACAAAAGTTGAAATGAATTATGTCATTACAGCACCTAGAATGTATAAAGGTAGAATTGATTCTATCGTTAATAGAATTACAGGTTTTGCAGATATGATTCAATTGACGCATTTGAAATTGCAACAAGTGATGTCAAAAATGATACCGGATGGAGTATTTGTTGATGTTGATGGGTTAGCAGAAGTTGATCTTGGTAATGGTACAAACTATAATCCGGCGGAAGCATTAAATATGTATTTCCAAACCGGTAGTATTGTTGGTAGATCTATGTCACAAGATGGTGGATTTAACCAAGGTAAAATACCTATTCAAGAATTAACAAGTTCATCAGGCCAAGCAAAAATTGCATCATTAATACAAACTTATCAATATTATTTGCAATTAATACGTGATGTTACGGGACTTAATGAAGCGCGTGATGGAAGTATGCCGGAAAGAGACACATTAGTTGGATTACAAAAAATGGCAGCTAATGCTTCAAATACAGCGACAAAGCATATATTGCAAGCAAGTATGTTCTTAACATTAAGAACTTGTGAAAATATATCTCTTAGAATTGCAGATGTTTTGGATTTCCCGCTATTAGCAAAAACATTGGAAGAAAGTATTACAGTTTACAATACTGAAACGTTAAGAGAAATTAAATATCTTAATCTTTATGACTTTGGTATTTATTTAGAACTTGAGCCAGACGAAGAAGAAAAAGCAATGCTTGAACAAAATATTCAGGTTGCACTACAAAGTGGAAGTATTGATTTAGATGACGCTATTGATATTCGCCAAATAAAAAACTTAAAGTTAGCAAATCAAACTTTAAAGTTTAGGAAAAAGAAAAAAGCAAGAGCCGCTCAAGCAGCACAAATGGCTAATATTCAGGCGCAAGCGCAAGCAAATCAGGAGACAGCGGAAAAAGCAGCATTGTTTGAAGTACAAAAACAACAAGCATTAACTCAAGAAACCGTAAACGTAGAGCAAGCAAAATCTCAGTTTGAAATTCAAAGAATGCAAATGGATGCTGAAATTAAAAAGCAATTATTACAAATGAAGTTTCAATTTGATATGCAATTAGCTCAATTGAAAGAACAAGTTGTTAATAAAAACCTACAAGAAGCGGAAGACAGGAAAGACAATAGAACAAAAATACAAGCTAGTCAACAATCAGAATTAATAGATCAACGTAAAAATAATACAATGCCTAAAGATTTTGAAACCTCAGACCAGGATATGATGTCTGATTTTAATGCAATGCTAGGGGAATAAAAATACAATAACCAATTTTATATTATTATATCATGTCAGAAACAATTAAACAAGAAGGGGATTTTAAAATCTCTAAAGGTAAAAAGCCAAAAAGCTTAAATACCCCGGCACAAGTCACAAAAGTAGACTTGACCGAAAAAAAAGAATTTGAAGAACCGATTAAAGTAGTAATTCCTAAACAAGAAGAAAATGCCATTCAAGAGCAAAGCGCAGAGAGCAGCGTGTTACGCACAGAACAATCCGAAATGGGATTGCAAGAAGTGGGACAAGGAAACGAAGGGTCCTTTGAAAATGTTATTCAAGAAATTACAGAACAAGAAATAGTTCAAGAAATAAAAGAAACCACTGAAGAATTAAAAGAGCATATTCAAGAAAATGTTAATACCGGTAAACCATTACCAGAGAACATTGAAAAATTAGTTGCTTTTATGGAAGAAACTGGTGGATCTGTAGAGGATTATGTTAGACTTAACACGGATTATTCTACAATAAATAATGAAGCATTATTAAAAGAATATTATAAAAAGTCAAGGCCACATTTGGA